GGTTCAGTGGCTGGTGCTTCAGGTTCTGCCGCATCTAAGTCTGCTTGAATACCTGCTGTGCTAACACCTGCACTTCTTAATTCAGTTGCTGATGTTGTAGGTTTACTTTGTACTGATGCGTCATTCTCTTCTCTCCACATTCTTTCGTTTTCTGCCATCTCTTCTGGAGTTAAACCTAAGAATCTTGATAGAGCATAACGTTTACTAACAAATGGCACTGTTGCTATTTGTGTGTATGTGGAAATTCTGTTGTTGTCCACCTCTGCTTGTCTGTAAGACGCAAAGTTCATTGGTGGTTGGAACTTGATATCAAACATTGCTGTATCAATGTTAACACCTTTTTCTAAAAGATAACGTTTAAACTCTTGATTGAATTCATCTGATACTAAATTTTGTAGTCTTTCACAGTATTTGTTAAATCTTAATTCTTGAATATATGCTGTTCCTACTCTTCCGTCATTGTAATTGCTTTGTGAATCGTCTGCACCTGTTGGCAAATATGAACTAGGAATACGTAAACCTCTTAATAATTTGTTTGTAAAGTATTTCAGGTCATCAATCTCACCTAAGTTAGTACCACCTGGTAATGTTTCTACTTTAGAACCTCTACCTTCTGCTGTTTGTGGGAAGAAATAATCTTCATTGATTGATAATGGATTGTATGCAGAGTCCACAACGTTTTGTCCACCACCAGTTGATGAAGGAATACGTCTTTGATGTATCTCTGTCTTAACTCTTTCTACAAACTGCATTGCCAAGTGAGATGGCATATTACCCACGTCAATGTAAAACACTCTTCTTTCAGGTGCTCTTTGTACTCTGTAAATTATAATTGCGTCTTCCAGTAATTCTTTCTGTTTGTAAACTTTAAAAATGCTTTCTAGTAATGAATTACCAAACGGAAAGTTGTTGTCTAGTCCTTCTGATAAACTTAAATGCACCATGTGATCGGCATCAACAGCAATTTCTCTTTGTCCTGTGCCAAATCTTGTGCCTGGAGAATCTTGATAGTTTGCTCCAGTCATGCCTCTCACTCCACCTGTCAAATATCCTGACCCACCACCTGTCACATTGCCTGTGGTTTGATATGGAGTTGTGGCTACTAGATTCTTAAAGTTAAAGTTGATGTCTCTTACAACATATTGTTCAGGAGTTTTTCCTGTGCTTTCATTTACAATAATTTTAGAAACTTTTGCTGGATCAACATGAAACAATTTCTTTGTTTCTGGATCTCTAATAAAGAAAGCGTCACCATACTTGAACACATTACGCATAATTTTAAACACACGTTTGCTGAAATCGTTCATCTTGCACCATTGATGCAGATATTGTTCAATGATTTGTATTTCTGTGTTGGTTGCTTTCTGATTGTATTCAAATTTGAAAGGTGTGTTGTTCTGTGTGTTGTTCTGTGTGCAGAATTCTGATAGAATATCTAGTGCCGCATTCACTTCTGAATCCAAGTCCATCACATTGTATTGACCATAACGTTCAATTCTGTTTGGAGCACCACTGTACACATCAGGTAGATATGATGAATAGTTTGTTTTGGCAGGACCTGCCTTGCCACCAGGTGCGCCACCCAATGGTGAATTCATTCCACCCATGCCATCTGATATTGGCACCTCTGTAAAATATTTTTTCCAACTCATTATCCGAAATTCTCCGCTGTTTCAACTGTTGCTTGAGAAGTGATTCTGTTGTAACGGTTGCTGTCTGTCATTGCCATTAAAATTTGTTCCATCGTGTTATTTAACTGATCCAACTTGTCTCCTGTTGCCGATGCGGTTGTTGTCATTGTGCCTGTCATACCGCCTCGTAAATTTGTCATTGCATTTCCTAAGTTCTCTAAACTTGTAGCATACACGTCTATTTTCGATTTGTCAAGTTCATCTAGTGTTTTATTCAAGTTTTTGGCGAAATTTTCTGTACCGCCACCAAATATTTTACCAATAAATCCGGACACACCACCTTTGAGTGCTCCGGCACCCATTGATGCCATTGCCAACGACAGTTTGCTGGTAGCAGAAGCAATGTCTTTTAATTTTTCACCGTCAACATTTTGAAAACTGTTTAATCCTTCTGCAAGTGATTGTAAACCTTTGCCTGCCGCCAATGCTCCAAGACCGACACCTGCTCCTAGTATCGCTACAACACCTGCAATTATTCCTGCTCCTATCAATATTTTTGGACCCATTGCCGCAAAAGCACTGATCCCTTTTGCCGCACCTGACAGGACAGAGCCTCCACCTGCTCCTGCAGATTTTAGAATATTCATTCCTGGCATTTTACCGCCACCGCCACCTGTTAGGTAACTGGCAACTTTTTTACCTGTTTTTACTGTTGATATTGTCGCGAATGCCGCCGCTACACCTGTTGCCGCAGTGATTAGAATTGATGAAAAAGTTTTTGCACCATCTGATAACCCATCATACCAATCATTAAATTTTGTTCCTAATCCATTAAGTACTTTAGCCAAAGGTTCTACTCCCATTGCTATGAAACCTATAAATCCATCATACATTTGTTGGAATGGAGTCATTAATTTTTGAAATGATGAACGTAAATTTTCACTGGCTTGATCAAATTGTTTTGCGCCTTCTGTTGCTTTTAATCTTCGTTCTTGCTCTTCAATTATCGCACTTGTACTTTGTCCTAAGAATTTTCTGAACTTGACAGAATCTGCCGCAATGTTGAAGAATTCATTGCCCACACCTAACTGAGTGGCAATCAATCTTTTCTGACCTTCGTCCATGTTGGCAATAGTTTCACCATTACGTGCTAATGCTTGAATGAACATATCACTTGCACCTTCTGTTCCATTTCTCAATGCCATCACTGCCTCACGTACACCATCCACAGCAAATATACCAACTTGTTCACCGCCTTCTGGAAATCCTTTTGCCAGTAATCCTGTAACAGCATTAACCATTTCTGGAGCCGCCGCTTTGACCCTTACCATGGTTGCTTCAATCTCAGAGTTAGAAATTAAACGTAATTCTCTTGCGTCTGCTACTGCTTGAAGTTCTGCTTTAACTTGATCTCTCTGCATACCTGTCAATTTTGATAACTGATCCAATCTCAATAGGTATTCTTGTGAGCCTGACACCAATTGTGAATTGCTCATCGATTGAGATCTACCCAAACTGGTTTGTAATTCTAGATAATCAGTAAAGCCTTCTGTGATGTCTTCCATGGAAAATCCAAGACCTGTGATTTGTCTTCTAAAATCACTCTGCAGAAGTTCTGCCATTATCGTATTAAATCTTCTAGCACCTGTGCCTGCGTCTCCACCGAAACCAGCAAGTGCTGTGTTGGCACTCATCAATGCCTGCGCCAACCTTGTCATGTCTATGCCGGCGTCGCCTGCTATACGTCTAAAGTCACTGACTGTTTGAGTTGTGTTGGCACCTATCTCTGCCAAGTTTCTAAATGTGTCAACGTTTTCAAATACTCTTGCCGCTAGGTCGGCTGTGAATGTTAAGATTACTTTGTTTAAACCTGTGGTGCTGTGTGCCAGTTGATTGAATCCACCAACCAATCCATCTGCTCCATGGGTCAGCGATTCAAAGCCGGCTCTTGTTGCGTCGTAAACTTTTCTGAATACCTGAAGTCCTTTGCTGGATTTTTTGGTTTCTTCTGTGAACTCACGTTGAGCACTACTTCCGCCACCGCCACCGCCTCTAGAACCACCCAATGCCTCCAGTATTTTTTTGGCAGTTGCTTCGCTGGCTATTCCGCCATTATCCACCGCTTTTTGTAAAAGTTCGTCAACTGTTGCCATTATTTGATACCAAAATTCCTTGTTACTTGTATTTAATGCCAATCATTAAGTACGCATTTAATATGCCACACTAAATATTAGCAGTTTAAAAATTAATTAACAATATTTATTGGAGATTGAATGTCACAAGAACAAATAGGTACAAATAGTAATCCACTTAAAAAGTATTACAGACAACCTAAACAGTTTATAAAATTGCCGAGCGGATATAAATTTTATCCAGAAGGATCTGTACAAGTTCCTGAATCTGGAGAAGTTGCTGTGTACCCTATGACAGCAAAAGATGAAATGCTGTTGAAAACTCCAGACGCATTATTAAATGGTGAAGCAACAGTGTCAGTGATACAGAGTTGTATTCCAGCAATCAAGAATGCCTGGGAAATGCCTTCCATAGATTGCGATGCCGCATTAATGACTATCAGAATGGCCACATATGGCAACAAGATGACTGTGCCAATCACTGTGCCAGGCACAAAAATTAAAAAAGATTTAGTGTTGGATTTACAAGAAAGTTTATCTACAATATTGTCAGCACAATACAATGACACGTTCTTTTACGAAAACATGGAAATAAAAACAAAACCATTAACATACAAAGAATTCACAGAAAGTGCGATACAAACTTTTGAACAACAAAGGATTCAAAAAATTGTGGATGACACTAAAATGAACGATGAAGAAAAAATTAAACAGTTTCAAATCACTTTTAAAAAATTAACTGAATTAAGTGTGGGCATGGTGGCCAACACAATAGCATCAATCACAGTGGATGGCCAGACTGTGACAGATGCCAAACAGATAAAAGAGTTTTTGGAGAACACAGGCAAAGAATTTTTTAACGCAATCATGGAACATCTAGAAAAAAATAGAGAAGCATTCCAATTAAAGCCTCAAAAAATAAATTCTTCTGAAGAAGAAATCAAAGAGGGAGCACCTGCTGAATATAAAATTCCAGTTGCTTTTGATTCCGCAAATTTTTTCGTATAAAGATAGCAACACTCGACACATCTGAGATCCTTCAACTTTCCACAGAAATGGAAAATGAAATAAAAAACTTCAAAGCAGACTTGTTCAAGTTGGCATGGTTCATGCGTGGCGGACTGACATTGGATGATATGTATGCCACTTGTCATGAAGACAGAGAAGTAATGGGCGGTGTGGTAAAAGACAATTTAGACACAGCCAAAAAGACAGGACAACCATTTTTCTAGTACAAGGCACTATATATAAAGTGTACAAATACCAGCACACACGGTGTCTAGAACCAAATAGCAACATTTAATCAATCACACTGCACTTCTAAATAAATCACATATGCAAGTCTACACACAAATTGTACGACCCCAGGAGTTGGATGAGGATGACCTGTGGATTCCTTGTCTTACCACAGCCACCGTTAAACATTCACCTGCTGAAAAGCAACCTTTGATCATCACACACATCGAAGCAATCAATCACTATGAACACAGTCTAGCAAAACTGGTGGATCAGAAAGTGTATGCTGTGGGTTCCAAGACCTATGACCGACTGGTGGAGGCAGGTTTTGCCGCAGACAATATTCATTGGCGACACAGAGCAGACGAATTAAAACTGCGTGCCAAAAACATAGGCCCAATGACTTGGCTCCACGGAGACAAGTACGCCAGAGATTTTGGCGCCATACCAGAAGTCACAGCCATTCAAACATATGAATCAAAACCTGATGACAAAGCCATCAGACAGATATTGAAATTGGAACCTGATGTGATTCATGTGTATTCAGATGCTGTGTTGAAACAGTTGGAGATTAGAAACTGGAGTCACACCAAGTTGAAACACGTTGCGTCAGCGGAACCTGATCAGTCTGTGTGGTTGGATTGCGAATCATTTGATCCTAATGTTTAAGAACGACTCACGTCGTTCTGCTTTTCGCTTACGCTCAAGCATTTAAGCAATTACATAACGAAGTTATGTGTCGCATCATGCAGACAGTTGATCCATACTTCACCCAGTAACGGGAAAAGTATGAAGCCATCATGCGAGACTAGCCTGCCATTTTGTGAAAGGAACTTTTGTACGGAAGCGGTGACCCGCCAACTCCCTATTCCAGACTTCATTAGTCACGGGCAACTGACCCACCCTTCACAAACAAAGTGAGCAGTTGTGATGTTGTATCTTTTTCACAGAGCATCTTCTTTTGTGCCTTTAGTTAGCACTCGACTTGCAACTCAGGATTCACCATTGTGTTTCAAACGCACTTCCTGGATCTACGATCAATTTGGTTGCTATGTTAAGCCTTGTTGTAATTTTTAAGTTCTTCTTTAAGGATTTTGGAACCACCAACTCTCACATTGATAATGCCATTGTAGTAATCATCGGATTCTAACACTCGCCTTTCGAACTGTTCTCGAGCCTCGAGATAACTCATTACGCCTCTAGTGTTGCAGATGTATAATATTTCCCTAGTAAATTTGTCTTCGCCTAATTGTGCCACGTCAGCAAGTAAATGATCCGAAGAACCCCAATAGTCCTTCCAGTCCGATTCAACCTTGCTTCTACGTTTGTTTATCCTGCCCTTGAGAGGCGGACGTGTCTTCTTGAATTTTGCTAATTTTTTGCCCACATACCGTTTACCGTTGGTTGTGTTTGTGATGAGATACACAAATCCTTCGCAGTCTTCTGGTAGTGAGTCTATTGTTTTACCTTGATAAGTCCATGGCATATGGACATACTTACTGATTATTTTTTCCGCTCTTGCTGTTTTTGGATCTTGGACACTTGATACTGTGCTTCAAGTTCTTTACGTCTTTGACGTGCCAAAATTCTAATTTCCGCTAGTGCCTTTCTAGCGGCTACTTTGGTAGCGAGGCTTCGCCTCTCAGCAAACAACTCGTTTGCCTTGAAATACTCCATGTATGCCTTGGTCAGTTTATCGTGAGTATCATCTTGAATGGTCATAAGTTTCCACGTCATTAGCATATGCTGTGAAGCCGTTCTCTTTTACTACTTTCAACACATTGTTAACACGTCCCATTAATTCGTCTTTGTGCGATATCAAGAATATGTTCTTGCCTGCTTCTCTGCTCATTTTCTTCAAGATTGCCAAACTGCTTTCTACACCTGCTGAATCCATTCCTGAATCTATCAATTCATCTAAGAATAGCAAGTTGATGTTTTGATACAAGTTTTCCCATACATCTCTGAATGCAAAACTTAATCCCAATATCAATCTGTTACGTTCACCTCTACTCAAATTATCAAAATCCAACTCTTGTCCCAGTTGAGTGATCTCCACACTCAAATCATTTTTGAATGTGACCAAGTGTGGAAGACCCAATTGATCCAAGTAGTGAGTTAACCTGTTGTTCAAGAAGGTTAAGTTTTGATCAATTATTTTTTTCCTTATGAAGGAATCTTTGTTTGTGAGCAGTTTGTATAAAAACTCTTGATGCTCTTTGAGTTTTTGTAATGTGTTTGCTGTGTCCCAATTTATTTCTTGTACTGCTTGATTTTTTAATTCTTCTATTTGATCTAGATATGGATTTGTTTCTTCCTGTTTATTTTTGAGTGCTGTTTTGATTGAGTCTACATACTGTCTGTGATCATATGCTTCTTTGATTGTGTCATAGTATGTGTTTGGTCTTTGATCTAAATCTCCCACTGCTTCAATGTCTTTTGTGGTTTGTTCCAGTTGTTCGCTTAACTCCATCACATAACTATTGGATTCACCATATTCCATTTCCAATTTTTTCTGCATTTCTTCAATTTTGTCATCTGGGAGATCCTGTCCACAAGCATAGCAAGTGGCTTTGTGATTTAATTTTTCTAAATCTTTGTGTAATTTTTTTGCTGTTTTGTCCGCTTGTTCTATTGTGCTTTCTAAACTGGCTCTGTCTTTCTGTAATTGCCTTAGCACATCATTTAGTTTTGTCCAATCTTCAAGTTTTTGATGTGCTTCTAATTCAGAATCAATGTTTACACTTTGTAATTCTTTTAGATTATTTTCTAATTTTTCAATATCTGTTTTGTTTTGATTGTGCCAAGCACTGCTTTTGTTGGTTAAACTGTGAATTGTTTCTTCAACTTTTAGATTGCTAATTTTCAAACCTTCTAATCTTGCTGTTTCAAGTGCTATGTCTTCTTTTGAACGTTTGATGTGTGTTTTTAAGATGTCTGCTTTTTCAGACAACAGTTGAATTCCTAACAGGTTTTCAATTATTTCCTGTTGTTCATTGTTGTGTAAACTTAAAAAAGGTTGTGTGTATGTGTTAAGTGCCACAATGTGTTTGAACATTTTTGGATTCATTCCAATCATTCTGTTCAAGTCTTCCTGCGTTTTACGTGAATCTCCTTGACTGACATCTGAAAGTTCTTGCTCTTGGTCATCGATGTAGTATTTCATTACATTTGGCTTTCTACCACGTTCTACTCTGTAGTTTACTCCATCTTTTTCAAATGCTATTGTGACCAACATACTTTTGCCGTTGGTTTTGTTCACAAGATTATCTTTACGTATTTTTGTGAGTGCTTCTCCATACAGTGCGTAACTCAGTGCGTTAACTATGGTTGTCTTACCTGTACCATTACGCGAACCCGCATCATCACCGCCCATGTCTAAATTTTCACCCAGTACCAATGTTAAAAGTTTTTGCTGAAAGTCGATAGCCTGGGTTTGATTGCCCACACTCATAAAATTTTTAACTGTAAGTGTCTTAATTAGTATCATTGTTTAGGTCTCTAAATATTTTTAGCAAAACAGATTTATCATATGCATCAGATTCGATTGTTTCAATTTCTTTTGACACAATTTGATCAACACTTTCAAACTTGGTAATGTCTAATTCTGTGTTAATCTCTTCTTCTTTTTTGCTAGGAATCAAAGTGATTTCTCTACAATCATATTTTTTCATGAAAGTTTCTTTGATATAACTGGCTTCTTCAAAACTTATATCAATATCCAGTGTAACTCTTAGATGCATTTTGCTTTTCATTATTTCATCTGTTTTGTCCAGCAGTGTGCTTAATTTTACATTTCTGTATTTAGGACAGTTGCCCCAATTGAAATACACAGGCTCTTTTCCATACTCTAATATCATCATGCCACGTTCATCATCATCTACATCTGCGTAATTGTGTGGGAAAGGGTTTCCTAAATAATGAATATTGTTTTTAACTTGTCTTTTGTGAAAGTGTCCAGAGAACACATATTCTTGTTTTTTAAAATCGCTTGGTCTTAATTCTCCTGTATCTGGCATTTCTACCATAGCATTCATAAAGAAGTTAGGCAGTTCAAAATGACCAAACATATATTTGCATTCCATGTTGCCAACTTTTTTCCATTCATTTCCTACTAACCAAGGCACTAATATAGTGTCATCAATTTTTGTTATCTTGTTCACCATTGTGATGCCAGGAATAAATCTTCCGAACTCTGTGGATTGGATGTCTCTGCTGTCTTTGTAATATAGATCGTGATTGCCTGGAAAGAAATAAAAGTTGTCAAATGCTTTCCCTAGTTTTTCTAAACATCTAATGGAAGCATCCATAGTGGTGATGTTCACACTGTTTCTGTTGTGATGCCAATCACCGCAAAACAGTCCTGTTTCACAACCATGTTGTTTGGCTAAATCAATGTACCAATCTACAAATTCTTCACAATCATCGTTGTGTAATTTAGAGTTGGATTTTAATCCGAAGTGTATATCGGTAAAAACTGCTAATTTCTTGAACAAAATAATCTCCTACTTTTCTTTAGAATAACTGAAAATGTTAAATTTGTCAACTACTTTTTTGTTCGTTTACTGACTTTTGTCTTTGGAGCCGACTTAGGTGCAGGTTTTGGCATACTGGCATCACCGGAAGTTTGTCTGGTCATACTCGGCATCATGTTGTTAAGTTCTAAAATATCATCTCTAATGTTTTGATTTCTTTTTTCGATATTAATAATTCTCACAAATGAATTAGTAACTGCCGCTGTGTAATAAGCAAACGGATTGTTAGATTTGCTTTCATCAAACTGTAAACCAATCTGTGCTAATTGCAGTATGGCTTGACCCTGCATTTCATCATTGTAGGTGTAACCTCTCACGTTACCTCTTGTACCATATCTCTCACACAACTTCATCCACATCCTTGCCAATTCGTTTGTGGCTCTGCCGGCATCTTTGTTAAATTTGCCGTTTTCCATTCCACCATCCCAATGGCTTTTGCCCACACAAACCAAGTTGCCTTTTTTATCATATTTCCAATGCTGGAAGGGAGGAAAGTTGACTTTAACTTTGCCATCAGCAACTGTTTTTGGATTCTTTTTTCTGCCAGGTTCGTCTGGGATATGCTCAAAAGTCATCACTCTGAAAACTACATCATCTTTATCAATTGACCTATAATCCACTTCGCAGTCGCTCAATTTTGTTTTTGGATCTATTTGCTTACGTTGTTCATAGGTTTGTTGTGTAAGTTTTTTGGCTTTATTTCTTTTGGCTTGGGCCACAGTTCTAATGTTTATGGCATCCACATTGTTCACAATCAAGTTGTATGTGCTGTATGCTTCATCCACAAAACTACAGAAACTGCTTTTAGACTTGTGAATTTCGGCTAAAAGGTCTCTGTTGTTAAGATAATTGACTTTTTTCATTAATATTCCTTGTTATATATCTCTTCATTATAAACTACTCAGTTAATTTTGTCAATAAATAAATGCAAGGATACAAAATGACAGTAGATAAATTCAACAAGAACATATTAAAGAGCGTAGACAGTCTAAAAGACTTGGGGCAAGACATACAGAAAAATACGTCTGGATTTTTAGATACAAGGATTGATGCCTTAGGCAAAACACTAGATACAGCATCTGCCTTTGCTTTTGGAAAAGCCAAAAGAATGAAAGGTGACTTGAAAAAAATCATTGACGGTATATTTAAATTTGACAAATCTAAGCCTGCTATCACAATGAACACTTCAGGCAAATCATCTGGTGAAGAATTGGATTGGAGAGTCAGTTTGTCTATACCACAACAGATTCAAGATATTATTAAAAACCAAAAAAGTTTATTGGATCCATTGAAAGCCACAGGCAATAAATTGGTTTTTCCTTACACTCCAACAGTTCTAGTAGGACAGTCAGCCAATTGGAATCCAATGCAACCGGTACACACCAACTATCCATTCTATGCTTATGAAAATTCACGTGTGGATCAAATGACAATCACAGCACACTTCTATGTCCAAAATGAAATTGAAGCCAGATATTGGGTAGCCGCTGTTCATTATCTAAGATCAATGACAAAAATGAGTTATGGACTATCACCTAACAAAGGTGCTCCACCACCAGTGGTGCGTTTAAATGGATATGGTGATTACACATTTAAAGATGTTCCAGTTATAATACAAAACTTTACATTTGACTTAAAAGAAGATGTTGACTACATCAGCACAAGATTATCATCAGAAGAATCTGGAACAGCAGACGGTCTATCATCAGTATCATCCAAAGGTGGAACTTATGCTTGGGCTCCGACAGAAAGTTTATTAACCATTGGTGTTGTACCACAATACAGCAGAACAAGACAAGCACAATTTGATCTGGCTGATTTTGTTAAAAACGGCGGCACAAAAGGATCAGGATTTATTTAATGGGATACTTTACTAGTTCAAGTCCATATGCGTCTACACAGATAGTTGATGATGAATATCTTGACATATTAACTATTCGTCCAATTCCAGCACGACCAGATGATGTGTTGTACACAGTGGAACCACAATACAATCATAGACCAGACTTGTTGGCTTATGATCTTTACGGCAACGAAAAACTATGGTGGGTGTTTGCTCAACGCAACATGGATAAAATTTCTGATCCAGTGTATGATCTTATTCCTGGCTTAGAAATTTTTATTCCACAAGGACCTGCTCTTAGAGATACACTAGGAGTCTAACATGGGAAGAGTTAGAGGACCTGCATACAACAGTAAAGTTAAAGTCAAAACAGACACTGTGAAAGATAACAGTGCTACCACAGGTTGGCAAAACGCAGGTGGGTATGGTGATTACATTGAAGGTTACGAAGCCGATGGTACAGTATCAGTCAACGCCGAAAGAACAGAAGAAAAAAAAGACTCAAAGAAAAAGAAAAAATCCAATATACTAGTAAAAGAATTTATAAGGGACTTGATACCTAATCCTCTGCATGATTATGAATCATACAATGCTGTGTTCACATTGGCGGCATTAACACTGGAAGAAGTAAATTTTCCCAACATACTTTATAACAGAATGCCTCTGCATCCTATTGCCCACTCCTCTGGAAAAGGAAATATTGAAGAAGTCACTTTCTACAAACAAGCAGGAGTCAGTCTTGAATACTTCATAGACAATGTTGAGGTTAAATCTTTCATCGCACCCAATCCAAAAACCAAACACGTACAAAGATCAGAGATTGCTTTCACTGTAACGGAACCTTACAGTATTGGTTTATTTTTACAGACTATGGCGATACAAGCCGCCAAAGCCGCCAAAGATGGCAATGTTGAATTTACAAATGCACCTTATGCCTTAATAATAGATTTTGTTGGCACTGATGTGAACGGCAAAATTTTTAGAAATAACAATCTACGTAAAGTTATGCCTATCCAAATGACAAAGGCGGCTATAAGAGCCACCCAGGCAGGTGCTGTGTATGATTGTGTTGGCGCACCTTGGGTAGAAACTCCAACCATGGATGTGAATAACAGTATAAACACTGACATCACTCTGGCAGGAAAAACTGTTTACGAAATGATGCAGGTGGGTGATGACAGTTTAATGGGACAATTAAATTTTAAAGGCGAAGACCTAGACAAAAAAGCCAAGAAGAAAGAAAAACTTGCCACAGTGCCTTCAGATGATTATGTGATATATTTTCCTAAAAACTCTCAAATTGAATACACAGAAGCAGACAGACAATTAGTTTCAAAAGATAGAGCGACAACGGCTGATGAATTTAAAACTGGTGAACAAGGTGACTATTACTTTAACACTGTAAAAAGAGATAGAATTGTTGAAACACTGCTGGGAAAAAATATAACAGTTACCAATGAATATACTGGCACAAGCGGACAAGGAGTAAGAGTGGATCAAACTTCAGGCGATGGACCTAATGCCACTTTTTTAGGCAACGAAATTGGAGCATCAAAAATGGCTATCAATGAAAATAACATGGCTATAATGGGTAAAAAATTTCCTGACTTTGAAAAAAAATACGACAAACGTAAAAAAACTTTCACAAGAGATGGTATTACATTAAATTTAAAACAGATGACTTTGAGTTTCAAAAAAGGCACACGTATTACAGACATTATTGAAACTGTGATACTGTTGAGTGAATATGCTAAAAATTTAACAAAAAATCCTGACGAAATGCTAAACAAAGAGCCAGGCAAACATCCTTGGTTTAGAATAAGAACCAAATGTTTTCAACTGAATGATTCCTTTTTCAAAGCCAAAGCAAATAATCATCCCAGATTGAATGTGTTCAGCATTGTGCCTTATCAGGTGCCTGACACTATATTTGACGATGATACATCCATTCCATCTGGTTATTCTGTGATTAGACAAAACATTGTAAAAGGTTTCAATTATCTATACACTGGGTTGAACAAAGATGTACTGGATTTTGATCTAACTTATAATTTTGCGTTTTTCAATGCCGCTCCTGCTAATTTGAAAAAAAGTTCAGCCTCATCATCTGCTGGAGGTAACAAGAGCATAGAAAAATCAGCAACAGTCACAAGGAGTCCAATATTCACCATAACAGATTCTGAAAATAATAAACCAGGTCATCTAGCATCTAAAATCATAAAGGCCCAAGATCAAAAGACATCCAGTGAAGGTACAGAAAATGAAAGTGCAGAATTAAAAATTGCTAGAACAATGAATGATAGAATAATCAATGGTGGAACAACTGATTTAATTCAAATGGATTTAACAATAATTGGTGATCCTTATTTCCTACCAGCAAGTGGAATGATGAATACAGATGAACCCACAAGATATTTTGTGGATCCTAGACCTTACATCACAACGTCTGCCAGTGATAAAAACAACGGTAACGGCAGAGGAGAAATTAACTATCAAGACACTGCTTGTTTTATAGAAATGAATTTCCAAACACCAATAGATTATCAACCTAATGGTGATAATTTAATTTTCCCTACAGGTGGGGCATACGAAAACGGAGCAGGACAAACAATTAGATTAGGAGAATTTAGCGGTATATTCCAAGTGCAAACAATCACAAGCAGTTTTAGAGCAAACATTTTTGAGCAAACATTGAGAATAAACAGACAATCCAACATGACATTGGATGCTGTAGAAGGTGATGGCAACAAGAAAAAAATTGTTAAGGACAACAGTAAAGACTAATGGCAAAAAATCAAAACATAAGAAAATCGCATTCAATAGATCCTAAATTAAATGCAGGACCTTTTGAAGCCATTGTGAGAAATGTTCTGGATCCCAAATACAGTGGAGCCATTGAAGTTGAATTGGTAAAAACATTGGAATCAGGCAATGCCGCAACCACTGGACAATTCATCACAGCAAAGTATCTCAGTCCATTTTACGGCACAACCAATGTGGCAGGATTGACTAAAAACAAAGATCACAGAGACAGTCAACAGAGTTACGGCATGTGGTTTGTTCCACCTGATGTTGGCAACACTGTGATGGTAATGTTCATAGAAGGCAATATTAATAGAGCATATTGGATTGGTTGTATTCCACAAGAATTGATGAATGTGATGATTCCAGGCTCAACACCTGCCATGTCAAACACAGACACAACAGATTCTGAACACCAAGAAGATCCTGCTGACGCAGACATCAGAGGCAAGAAAATGCCTGTGGGTGAACATAACAAATTAAAATTTGCAGACAAGCCAGCGGACAAACCTTTACAGATCAAAAAGCCAATCAACAGGCTATTCAAAGCAGTGTTGGATAATCAAGGTTTGATTGAAGATGAGACAAGAGGACTTACAACGTCCAGTGCTAGACGTGAAGTGCCCAGCAGTGTGTTTGGCATAAACACACCAGGACCTATCGACAAAGTGTTCACACAAAATCAACCTATAGCATCTGCTAGAACAGGTGGTACATCATTTGTAATGGATGATGGTGATGACAAATTTATTAGAAAAACAAAAGCCAAAGAAGGTCCAATGGAATATGTGGATATTGAAACCAGCGAAGATGTGATTGAAGGAGAAAAGAACACTCCGCACAATGAATTGTTCAGAATAAGAACACGTACAGGACACCAAATACTGTTACACAATTCAGAAGACCTTGTGTACATTGCCAACGCCAATGGCACAGCATGGATAGAAATGACTGCCAACGGTAAAATAGATTTTTATGCTGAAGACAGTGTGAGTGTTCACAGCAAAGGTGATTTCAATTTTAAAACAGATAGAGACTTTAATTTACAAGCAGGCAGAGACATAAATTTAAAAAGTGCCACAGTCAATCAAGAGTCAACAACACACAACTTGTTGACCACTGGAGCACAAACTGTTGAAGTAGGCGGCGCACAAACCATCACAGTTGGAGGCACAACCAATCATTATGCTGGTGGCAATATTAATTTAGACGTTGGAGGACTCATAAATCTTTCTAGCGGAATAGCAGTGGCTACGCCGGTGGCGCCTCTAGCGGCTTGGAGCCTTCCAGGCGAAGAAACACCAAGCATCATGAAACGTGTGCCACAGCATGAACCTTGGAGTCATCATGAAAATTTTGATCCAATGGCAGTGGCTTTAATTAAAACAGATAGAAGTGAACAGGCGGATATTGTTGTAGCAGAACCAATCAATATTCCAGACACTTTTAAAAATGCGAGGACATAATGCCAGGAGTCAGTAGAGTAACAGTGGACACAGCAGTAGGCACAATCGTTGGTAATCTAGCACCAAAAGTTATTGTGGAAGGAGTTCCTATTGTTGTTAAAGGAGCGGCAGTTGAACCTCACGCACCTTGTCCAATACCACCACACTGTGATGCTGTGATGTCAGGATCTAGTGCTAAAGTAAAAGCAAACGCAATATTCATATGTAGGGAAGGAGATGCGGCAACTTGTGGTCACACCGCTACTGGTAGTGGCAAAGTTTTTGCTGGTTAAATATCATTATGGCACATAAAAAATTATATAAAGAAGTTACAGTAAAATCGGCTCAAACAGCACAGACTCCTGTTACTCAAAGAATGTACAGAGGAATCAGCACTGTTAATCCAGACAACACAACTTTTTCTCTCAATGACATTGGTTTAATCAAACAGGATCTACTAAATCATTTTCACATATCACAAGGAGAAAAATTAGAAAATCCAGAATTCGGCACAATCATATGGGACGTGATACATGATCCTTTAACACCTGATCTAGAAGAAGCGATCAAAGATGATATTCTTAAGATCATTGAGACAGATCCAAGAATAAAAGCAGACACAGTGCTCGTAACACCATTTGACTCAGGTATACAGATTGAAGTTGAACTCACTTATGTGAAATATAATGTGTCAGAGAAACTTAGACTGACATTTGACGAAAATAATGGATTACTGAATTAAATGCCCACTTTATACAAACAAATAAATAATACTATAACAAAGGAAACCAATGTCAATCACAGATAGACAAAATAGATTACTGTTAGCAGAAGACTGGAAAAGAGTATATCAGTCTTACAAAAATGCGGAATTCAAAAGTTACGACTTTGACACAATCCGTAGAACAATGATCCAGTATATCAGACAGAACTATCCAGAGGATTTCAACGATTACATTGAATCATCAGAGTATCTAGCACTGATTGATTTGGTTGCTTACCTTGGACAAAACTTGGCTTTCAGAACAGATTTGAATGCTAGAGAAAATTTTTTAGAAACAGCAGATAGAAGAGATTCAATTTTACGACTGGCAAGACTGATCAGTTACAATCCAACACGTAATCAAGCCGCAAACGGTTTACTTAAAATAGTAGGTATAAGCACCACTGAAAATATTGTGGACAGCAATAACTTAAACCTAAGTGGTCAAACAGTAACTTGGAATGATTCAGGCAATACAAATTGGTACGAACAATTTATAAAAATTTTAAATGCTTCATTGTCTGAAAATGAAAAATTTGGCAATCCTGTTAAATCAGAAAACATAGATGCTATTCCAACTAATCAATATAGAATTAATGCTAACAGTGTAGATGTTCCAGTATATGCTTTTGATAAAACTGTTAATGGACAAAATTTACCTTTTGAAATTGTTTCAACATCTTTTGACAATGGTGCTATTGTTGAAGAAGCACCGTTGACAGGCAGAAAATTCAGCATGTTATATAGAGATGATGGCAAAGGCAACAGCAGTAATAACACAGGATTTTTCGCACACTTTAGACAAGGAGTTCTTGATAATGGTGACTTTAACATAGATGTGCCTTCAAACAATCAGAGTGTAGCAATTGAATCTAGCAATATTAACAACACTGATGTTTGGTTATACAGCCTTAACACAGACACTGGATTAGAAGACACATTATGGACAAAAGTTGATTCAGTCACAGGCAATAATGTAATATACAATTCAACAGAAAAAAATATCAGAAATATCTACACAGTGTTAAGTGGTGCCGATGATTCAATCAGTTTAAAATTTGCTGATGGCATATTTGGAAATTTACCGCAAGGTAATTTTAAAGTGTATTACAGAAGAAGTAAAAATCAAAATATAAGAATTACTCCTGCTGATATGCAGAACATACAAATAGATGTACAATATGTTTCAAGTAATAATCAAGTAGAGGTATTAACTATAACACTTGGTTTACAGTACACAGTTGATAACGCAACTACATCAGAAACAAATGACAATATTAGATTGAACGCTCCTGCAACTTACTATACTCAAAATAGAATGATAACAGGTGAAGATTATAATGTTGCTCCACTAGGCACTAATCAAGAAATTATTAAAGTAAAAGCAACCAACAGAACAGCAAGTGGTATTTCAAGATATTATGATTTAATTGATGCCACAGGCAAATATAGCAATACAAATGTGTTTGGTAATGATGGAGTAATATACAAAGAAGAAACAGAAAATTTAGATTCATTTAGTTTTTCTACACAAACAGATATAGAAGGTGTAATTATAAATCAATTAGAACCTTTATTGTCAAAACAACAAACAAGAAACTTTTATATAGAAAAATTTCCAAAAGTAATTTTGACAGATTTTGTTCCAGTATGGCAACAAGTTACAAATGCCACAAATGAATCAACAGGAAAATTTATAGATGCTGTAAATGTTATTGATTATCAAGTGGGTTCTTTCACAGCCAGTCAATTAAAATACATAGAGCCAGGTGCTATGGTAAAATTTGTTGCCCCAACTGGTTTCCATTTTATGTCAGACAATAAGTTAATGGCTGGTGCGGCAGATCATCCGGGTGCTAAAGAATACATTTGGACATCGGTTGTAAGTGTTTACAATGATGGTGTAGCAAATACTTCTACAGGCGAAGGTGCTGTTAAGTTTAATGATGTAATTCCTACAAGTGCTGTTGCTAGTGAAATTTTACCTAAATTTTCAAAACAGTTTTCAGATGATGTGAAAACATTGATCATAGATCAGGCGTTTGCTTATAACAATTTCGGAATACGTTATGATGTTCAAACTAGAAAATGGAACGTGATTGATGAAAATAATTTAAATGTATACAGTGATTTCAGTGTTGGTAAAACAGGCGACGAATCAAATCAACAACTAGATGCTAGTTGGTTAATAAAATGTATCAACAATGGTGCTACGTACACAATCACGTTTAGAGGATTAAGGTATGTGTTTGAAAGTAAAAAAGAAGTAAGATTCTTTTATGACAGTGCTGATAGAAATTTCAATGCGAAAACTGGAGCAACACTTCAAGATAAAATTTCAGTGTTATCAGTCAACACAAAACCAGACAGCAACAATCCATTTACCAATGACATAAATTTTGCTATATCAACAGAATACAGAACACAGAACGGTTATGTTGACAGTGCTAAAATTGAACTTACACAATTTGATTCTGATCAAGACGGCATAGTAGATAATCCAAATGCTTTTAATCTTGTTGTAGATCCCAACACAAACGCATCAACAAAATATGTTTTTCAAAAACTTGTAAAAAATACAGATGGTACAGAAAGATATCAATATTGTGATGCCACAGAAGAGTCCATCTATATCAGACAAACATCTGTAGGTGCTATTGGAGACTATCCAAATGGTTCTATTGTGTATCTAATAGACAGCAACAGTTTCAAACAAGTTGACACAACAACAAACACAACAACTAACGTAACAAATTATATTGCTCATATTGGTAGAGATAATATTAAGTTTCAATATGTACACACAGTAGACGGTAACACAAGACTTGATCCAAGTTCATCTAACATAATTGATATGTATATCCTAACAAGAACTTACGATATTAATTTTAGATTATGGTTAGCAGGTGTAACAGCAACAAAACCTTTGTTACCAAGTAGCGATTCTTTATATACAAACTTCAACACTCCATTGTCTAAAATAAAATCTATAAGTGACACAATAGTGTATCATCCAGTAAAATACAAAATATTATTTGGGTCACAAGCAGATACTAATGTACAAGCGACATTTAAAATTGTTAAAAACAAAGAGCAAGTGACCAACGACAGTGATATAAAAAGCAGAATTATTACAGCAATCAACCAATTCTTTGCTCTTGAAAATTGGGAATTTGGCGACACTTTTTATTTTACAGAGTTGAGCACATATGTAATGAATGAATTGGCACCTGATGTAGCAACGTTTGTGATTGTGCCTAAAGAAGGTTCAAAAGCCTTTGGCAGTTTGTTTGAAGTCAAATCAGAAAATGATGAAATTTTTATAAGTGGAGCAAAAGTTTCTGATGTTGAAATTATAGATGCTGTTACAGCCTCAAAATTAAAAGCAGATGGAAACATCACAACAAGTTCTTCATCAGCCAGCACATTAAGTGGCACACTGCCTGCTAGTTCTAGTACAAGTTCTAGTTCTAGTTCTAGTTCAAGTTCAAGTGGAGGCTCTAGTGGAGGAAGTGGATATTAATGGCATACGACAACAATCAGAAAGATTTCAGTTTGCCTTCAGGCAAAGAAAACGGTAAAAGAGAATCCTCAGAATTTTTACCTAAATATTTTAGAACACCAGTCAATCAAAAATTTTTACACAGTACACTTGATCAATTAATATCTCAAGGAACTTTAGAAAAAATCAATGCTTATTATGGAAGAAAAATTACCGATGCTTACAAGGCAACAGATTTATATGTGCCTGAAGTTGATGCTGACCGAGAAAATTATAAATTTGAACCTAGTGTAGTACAACAAGATGATTTAGGCAACGTAAATTTCTATTCTGATTATTTAGATTTTGTTAATCAAGTTAAAAATTTTAATGGTGACGTAACTAATCACAGTGTATTGAATGCACAAGAATATTATGCTTGGTCTCCGAGAATTGATTGGGATAAATTTGTTAATTATAGAGAATATTTTTGGATGCCATATGGAGCATCTGCAGTCACAATCACAGGACAACAAAGAAATGTAGTCAGCACATATACAGTTACAAAGTCTGACCAAACAGACAACTACGCATACATTTTTACACCAGATGGATTAACAGCCAATCCTACATTAAAATTATATAAAGGACAAACCTACAAGTTTGATATCAATGCTGAAGGTTTACCTTTTGTTATAAGAACACAAAGAATATTAGATGCGTCATACAATGTCACTGACGGCATAGATGTACAAAGTGTGGAAAAAGGCATTATCACTTTTGAAGTTCCAAACTCAGCACCAGAAAAACTTTACTATGGAAGTGCCAATGATATAAATGCTTGGGGACTGATACAAATTTTTGCTATCGAAGAAAACTCTACTATTGATGTTGCTAATGAAGTAATTGGCAAAAAGAATTACACCACTGCTGATGGTATAGCACTTTCTAATGGTATGAAAGTAAATTTTGCTGGTGCAGTAACGCCAAGCCAGTATGCGGAAAAAGATTATTTTGTTGAAGGAGTTGGTGAAGCAATTCAATTAATAGACACACAAGAATTAGAAGTTAAAAGTCCTTTTACAGATGTAACTCCTATTCCATTTGATTCACAAAACTTTGACACAGTGGGATTTGGAACTGCCACTTCTTATGCTGTTGATAAAGACTATATTGTTATAAACAGATCATCTCCAGATAGGAATCCATGGGCAAGACACAATAGATGGATTCATAAATCGGTGATAGAAGCAAGTGCTAAAGCAAATGGTCAGATAGCAAACATTGATCAAGCCACTAGAGCAAGACGTCCTATCATTGAGTTTGAAGCAGGTATAAAATTATATAACTTTGGTTTCAAAGCAAAAACAAACATTGACCTAATAGACACAGTGACCACTGACGCTATGAGTGATGTAGAGGGTTCACAAGGTTTTTACATTGATGGAATTGCGTTGACTAATGGAATGAATGTTATTTTTACTGCTGACACAGATCCATTAGTAAAAGATAAAATTTTTGAAGTTAAATTTATTGATTTCACAGAAGGAACTACCACTACTAAACAAATCAGTTTGGTTGAAGTAAC